ATGCAGCTACCGCTATCTGTTGAGCAAGATAAAAACCTTTCTACCCTCGTCGAAATCGCACGGGCAAAGGCGAAGAAATGAGTCCGACCGAGTTCTGCATCCGAGTCTTGGGAATCACGCCATACCTTTGGCAGTGCGAAGCCATGGAGTCGGTGGCGATGGAACAGCCGACGAGTGTAGTCGCGGCGAACGGCAGCGGCAAAACGGCGCGCCTTGTGGCTCCGCTCGTGCTTTGGTTTCTGCATGAGTTCCCGCGTGGGCAGTGCATTTTCACGAGTGGATCATGGATGCAGATTGAGAAACAGCTCTGGGGCGCGGTCAAGGTCTATCAGCATCGATTCCCACACTGGCGCTTCATGTCGGAGGAATTGCGTACGCCCGAGGGCGGCTACGCGTTCGGATTCAGCACCGACAACCCGGGGAGAGCCGAAGGGCATCACCCGAAGATCGGCGGCGATGTGGATCCAGTATTCCTGATCATTGACGAAGCCAAGACGGTTCCAGACGCAATCTTCGAAGCGTTCGACCGATGCACGCGGAAAATGGAACTTTGGGTGTCGTCACCTGGAGCGCCGCGGGGTCAGTTCTATGACTCGTTCCACAAGAACTCCAGCCTCTACAAGACGATTCGCGTGCCATCCACAGACTGCGCACACATCAGCGCGGAGAAGCGGGAGCTGGACCGCCTGAAATATGGCGAGAGTCACCCGCTCTACCGCTCAAAGCATCTCGCCGAGTTCACCGAGGACTTCGATCGCTTGGTGCTAGCTCCAGACTTGCTACGCAATGCACTCGATGCACAGCCGAAACCAAACGCTCACGGTGAGATCGTAGCATTCTGTGACTTCGCCGCGGGACGGGATGAAAACGTTCTGGCAATTCGCCGCGGCAATCACGCACGCATCGTGAAGGCATGGCAGGAGCGGGACACAGTGCAGGCGGCACGGGAATTCATACGGATGTTTCAAACGGAAGGACTCACCGCCGGTCAGATTTGGGGAGACGCAGACGGACTCGGCACCGGCTTCTGCGACCAGTTCGCTGAGCTTGGCTGGCACATCAATCGCTTCCATGGCGGCAAGCCAGCAAGTGAAAAAGACGAATATGCGAACCTGATCGCGCAGGTGTGGCACGTTGCTAGTCGTGAGCTGGAGCGCGGGAGAATACACGTCGGCGAACTCGATCCGATGACGTTCTCACAGATCACCACGCGGAAAAGCGAGTGGAACGAAACCGGCAAGCTGCGCGTCGAATCAAAGGAAAAGATGGCAGCGAAAAGCATGAAGTCACCGGACCGTGCGGACGCATTGCTTGCTTGCATTGCACTTGGCAGTCGCATCAGCGGCGCCATGACGGGCACGGCATCAGTTACCACATCGAGGAACACATTCGCCAGTCGAACGGTCCGAGGGTTTAACGCTTTGTGATTTTATTGTTGACGCTTGTCAAAAAACAAGTCATTGTTGCGCCGCAATGAAACTAAAACTACCAGAAAGAAAAGAAATTGACCCTAATGGGTTATTTAGTGACAAACAGCACGAAGCATTTCAAATGTTTGCTGATAATTATTATTGGGATGATATTTGCAAAATAATGGATGTAGATAGAGACTCTTTGGATGCAATGGTTTTTCCTATTGTCCGACTCGCAACAAGTTGGCAAATGAATCTTAGCGTAAGGACACAGAACGGACTAAGTAACGCTCGCGTTTACACCAAAAGTCAAGCGTTAGAATTTATCGCGCAAGGCAGTAAGGCTCGAAATTTTGGTAAAAAATCACTTGCTGAATTGAGGGGGGAATTAAACATGCCAGAAGAGGTGCAAGCACCAATAAATTGGGGAATCACTTCTAACAATGAAATACGCTTTCCTAAAGGATCACAATTCAGCATTGCCACGTTAGAGAAAATCATTGATTATGCAAAAAAAGCCACAGGGATAATTTAACGGTTACATCTACCTTGTAAATTTGAGCTTGCCATTGGCTGCATTGCGTGCTATTGCGATGCTCACCATGACCGCAGACGAAAGAAAAGGCATCGTTGCTCCATTGCCAGCGTCCTATCGCACGCAAGACTATGACCTTGCCAACGTGACACCAGAGCAAGTGCGCAGCATTCTACGCAACGTGCGCACCGGCAAGCTGGAGGATCAAGATCGACTTTTCCGCATGATGGTCGATTCTTGGTCGCGTCTGCGCAAGTGCATCAACGAGATCGCCGGTAACGTCACGTCATTACAAATCGAGATCAAGCCAGGTATTCGCGAAGGCGCTGAGGAGCCAACACCGCAGGCATTGCAAATCTACGAGACAGTCGAACGAGCGCTTGAATCGTATGCACCACGTCCGAGCCATTGGGAACTCGATACGAAGGGCATGATGCGTGCGCTGATCGACGCCTACGCCAAGGGAATCAGCGTGGTCGAAATCATCTGGCATACGGAGAACGGCATCGTCTCACCGCGGTGCTACGCTCCAGTTCCTGCGAAATATCTCGCCTATCCATCGGCATCGAACGAGATCGACAGGCTCATGATGGCACCGAACGGCGTCAACTACGACACGCTTATCGACTTCCCGCCCGACAAGTTCCTGATCGCCATCTGGCAGCAAGGCGGCTGTCATCCGATCCATTCGGCAAACCTTCGCGCGCTCACGAAGTTCTGGCTCGGTGCAATCTACGGGCTGGGCTGGTTCATGCAATACGCGCAGCTCTACAGCATTCCATGGCGACACGCTGAGACGGACGGCAGCGATGAAGCAATGATGAAGGCACAGGAGATGCTCGAAAATATCGGCACCAGCGGCTACGCGGTCACGGGACCCGGGGTAAAGTTCTCGATCATGGACGGCATCAAGGGCGGCGAATCACTGCCACAGGTCGCGCTCATGAATGAGTCAGACAAAGCGTGCGACATTCTCATGCTCGGTCAGACATTGACCACGGACGTGGGCAGCAGCGGAAGCCGAGCGCTTGGCGACGTGCATGCAACAGTTCGCGGCGACATTCTGCAAGCGGTCGCAACATGGATCGGGCAGGTCGTCACGACTCAGTTGATTCCATCAATCGTTCGTATGAATTACGGCGCAGGCATTGCCAGCGAGGACATGCCCTATGCTGAAATCGTAATACCGAAGCCGAAGGACGAGAAAGCAATCGCCGAGCGCATCAAGATCGTCACGAAGGACATCGGGCTTCCAGTCTCGAACAAATGGATCTACAACGAACTCGGCATTGCTGAACCGCAAGAAGGCGAGGCGCTATTTGGCGAAGTCGAAGATCCTCTCCCATTACTGCCAGAGATCACCGAGGCGGCACGCGCTGACATTGACCTGCGACCGACCGAGGACATGGCGAAGGCAGCGCAGGACGCGCTTGAAATCCGCAGACAGAAGCCAGCCTCAGAGCGCGGTATGACATCGGTCGGCATCGCACGAGCAAGAGACATCTCCAATCGTTCTGAGCTATCGGCTGAGACGGTGAAGCGCATGGTGTCATTCTTCGCTCGCCATGAGATCGACAAAAAAGGCGAGACATGGGATGAGAAAGGCAAGGGCTGGCAAGCATGGAACGGCTGGGGCGGCGATGCTGGCAGAGAGTGGGCAAACGCAAAGCTCAAACAAATCGAAAATGACCGATGAACAGATGCGTGAGGTCGCGGGGCAATGGCTCTCGCCGGTGGATCAGATCTTTGCTGACCTGATCGACAAGAGCTATACCATGACTGCAGGCGCATTTCAGATCGAAGTCGAGCAAGTCATCGAGCGCATACCACAGCTGTTTTTCATGCTCGACAAACGAGCGCTTGAAACGTCACTTGAAAACGAGATAGGCGCGGCAATCGTCAAATCACTAGAGCGCGAACTATGAAGATCACCATAACAGCCACAGGACTCGACCCAGTAAAGGCGTCGATGATCCGCCTACAATCGGCATCGGTGCGCAAGATTGCTGTGATGACCGGAGCGCAGGACGCGTTGGAAGTCGTCGAAAAATACTACAACATGGGCGGATCGCAGCTATGGGAAAATCCATCGCTTCCGACTCATGGACCGGGACGTAAGAAAACGCAGTGGTGGCGAAAAGTAGCAGGCTCATGGTCGATCATGGGCGCGAGCGGATCAGGCGTGACACTACGCAGCAAGGGCGCAATCGGATTCTCGCACAAAGTCACTGGCGGGACGATCACCGCGCGACGTGCAAAGTTCCTCACGATCCCCATCGTGCCAGAAGCGCACGGGCTGACAGCTCGCACATACAGCCGAACAATCGCACCGCTATTCGCGGTCAAAGGTGTGCTAGCGCAGGCAGATGAAAACTCTCCCACCGGTATCAAGCCGGTATTCGTGCTGAAGAAATCCATCACTCAGAAGCCATGGAGGAACGCACTTCCACCGGAGCAATCATACATAAACGCATTCGCGAATGGAGCGCTTCAAAGCATCATCGCACAGGTCGAGGGAGCTACTTAAAAAAAAGCAATTACAAGCCAGAATCGGGTGGTAATCTTCTATTCGAAATGGCGAACGAAATCATCAGTGCATCATTCCAGACCGAAGTGGAAGCTTTGGCTGAGAGCATTGTATATCTCCCTGAAGGCGAGCATGAAATCCATGCTACTGTGAACGGCAAGCCTGCCAAACGCAAGGTGAAGGTCGATGAGTCGATCCTCGCTTCGTTCACCAACGACTTGCAAGCTCGCCAATCTCGCAACGTGCGACCATTCGCTGGCTTCGATCACAAAGCCGGTCCTGCATCATTCATCCCAAAGGAATTCCGATACGAATCAGGCGTCGGTCTGGTCTTGGATATCGAATGGACGCAGGCAGGCAAGAGCGCCGTCGAAGGCAAGGACTACTCCTACTTCTCGCCAAACTTTCTACTCGCCAACGGCACGCCAGCAGGTCTGCCGACACATGGCGAGATCGGTTCGCTCGTCAACGAGCCAGCATTCGAAGCGATGGAAAAAATCGCTGCATCATACAACGAAATCAATATGGACATCAAACCACTAATCGAACTCGGTCTTGTTGCCGAGGATGTTGACCCGGAGAAAGCAATGGAAATTGCCAAGCTCGAAATCGAAGCCATGAAAAGCAAGATCGCTGAGATCGAGGCTGGCTACATGACGAAGGAAGCCGACGCGGTGCAAGCTGCTGCCAACCACGCCAACGAACTGGAGACAGTCACTGCATCGCGTGACGCTCTCGCCAGCGAAGTGGAAACGCTCAAAGCATCACTTGCTGAGATCGAGGACAAAGCTGCTGACTCGGTCATCGACGAGGCTGTCAAAGCTGGTCGCATCGCTCCGCAAGATGAAAAAGCCAAGTCATTCTGGAAGGCTCAAATCAAAGCCGACAAGAACTCTGTGGAAATTCTCAACGCCATCCCATCAAAGCCAGTGAACGGCGAAACCGTTCTCGCCGGTAAAGCTGACGAAGGCACCAAACAAACCGAACTCAAAGGACTCGCACTTGTCGAAGCTTCCTTCAAAGCTCAAAACCAATCTCACTAAACAAACAATACCATGCCCAACAACCTAACTCTGTTAGACCTTGCCAAGCTCAACGGCCACGACCCAATCGTAGGTCTGATTGAGGAAGTCGCTAGTGCCTCACCTGAGGTAACAACCATCCCAGCTCGCACGATTCGCGGCACGTCCTACAAGACAGTGACTCGCAACAGTCGCCCGAGCGTTGCATTCCGTCAAGCCAACGAAGGCACGGACGCTACCAAATCGAATTTCACCGAACGTCTCGTTGAGTGCTTCATTCTCTCCGCACGCGTTGAAGTCGATAAGGCTGTCGCTTACGGTTATGAGGACGGTGCCGAGGCTCTCCAAGCCATCGAGGCAATGGGTGTGATGCGCGCTGCCCTGACCACCGTTGGAACACAAACCATCTACGGCGACAACGCAAGCTCGAAAGGCTTCGCTGGTCTGCAAACATTGGTGTCCGCTCTCGGCAGTGACATCGTAGTTGACGCAGGCGGCACAACCTCCGCAACTGGATCCTCGGTTTACGCCATCAAAGCAGGCAACACTGGCGTGCAATACGTCTACGGTAACGGCACGACCTTCGACCTTTCGCCATTCCGTGAAGGCGACGCAGTTGATGCCGACGCTAAGCGCTACGCTGCATTCATCGCTGACCTCACCGCATGGATCGGCTTCCAGTGCGTGAACAAGCACGCAATCGGTCGTTTGAAAAAGCTCACCGCAGACAGCGGCAAAGGATGCACAGACGCCAAGATTGCCGAGCTTCTCAGCAAGTTCCCAGTTGGCGAGCGTCCGACTCACTTGCTCATGTCGCGCCGTTCCGCATTCCAGTTGCAAGTCAGCCGGAACACAACCCCATCGACCAAGCAGGAAGCCTTCACTGGCATTCTTCCAGGTGTGCCAACGGAATCCTTCGGAGTTCCAATCATCATCACCGACTCGATCGTTGACACCGAAACCCTCAGCTAATCCTAACTAAATCAAATCATGAGCTTCGAATTTAACCGAAACATTCAAGACAAGAATTACACCTCGACTGTTGCTATCGCGCAGACTGGTGCAAATACCGCAGCATTTGACCTTGAGCAAGCAGTTGGTGGCGACATCGAGCGAGTAGTTTTCTCGCTTGCTGCTCCAACTGCTGCTGGCATCGCCGACACCAAAGTCGTGACCTACGCACTGCAAGACAGCGCCGATGGCACTACGTTTGCTGCCGTTGATCCAGCGATCAGCACGACTCAGACCGCTACTGGCTCCGGCATCGTTGCCAAAGAGGTTCGCTTCCGCGTTCCAGCTAACACCCGCCGCTATGTGCGCATCGCTCAAACGATGACCGCCTCGGCTGGAACTGTTACTGGCAACATGGTCGCCAAGCTTTTGTTCTAATCCGTTGGAACTTGTGTGCAAAGGGCGGCGGAGTTGGTAGTTTCCTCCGCCGCCCTAAATTCTTGAAACTCAAATCATCATGGCTTGGCTCGCTCTAACATACTCCGCTTTACGTGACAGACTCTCAACCGAGGAGTTCAATCGCTTGCTTGCTGAATGTCCCACACCTGAGGACAAAGCGCAGGAGATTCTCACGAGCGTAGCGCAAGACATTGCCTCACGCGTCAACTCAGGTCGTCGCAAGCGTGGATTGCCTCCAGTGGTCAACACTGGCTTGTATGTCCCACCCGGTGCGCGCAGGCACGCATACAATCTCTCACGCCAAGAGTTGACAGATTCCTCTCCATCGCTCGCA